GGTCTAGAACTAGACGGAACAGCATCGTTCCCGAACCAAGGTAAGTCGATGGTTGCTGCGGCATTCACGATCGTCTCCTTTGGTGGTACAGGTTATAAGGTTATCAACGATGGTTACACTCAGTTGGTTTCGGTCTTTGTTATCTTCTGTGCTGATGGTGTCTTCTGTGAAAGTGGTGGTTATGCATCCATTACCAACTCTGCTACTAACTTCGGTCAGTTTGCACTTAGAGCAAATGGATATAGAGAAGAATGCTACTCTTTTGACCAAGCAACTATCACCAACGTTTCTTCTACACCAACTGGTAGAACTATTCTAACAGTTAGTGGTCTTGGTAGAGAACCTCTTGAGCACTATATCGCTAAGATTGATGGATATAGAAATACCAACCAAGACATTGAATACTTCGTTGACGCAATTACTGGTGTTACTGTTGGTCCTCCTTTCGCTGCACAACTCACATTTGATAATGGTACTGGAGATCCTATGGATCTTACAGACATTTCAACTGGTCAGGCAGTTTCTACATCTGCTTTACAAGGTGCGACAATCAAACTACACAGACCATCTATTGTTAACTCCTCTTCTCACACTTGGGAATTTGCAGGTTCTGGTACTAACTACCTAGCACTACCAGAAAACGGTGGTACTAAGGTTGAAGCAAACGAGCAAGTATCTGAACTTTATGGTCGTGTTTATGTCTCTGGTACTGACGAACTAGGTGACTTTAAGGTTGGTACATTCGCTAAGATTGAAAACAGAACTGGTGCTATTACCTTTACTGGTACTGTTACCATCTCTGAAGTTGAATTCTTGAAACTAAAAGGTGGCGACGTTGTTGTTACTGGTTTCGACGCATCCAACACACTGGGTGGCGCTAACTCTTCCGACAGTAAGATCCCAACTCAGAAGGCGGTTAAGGACTTCATCACTAACAACCTTGGACCTTACATCAACAAACCATACTCTACGAACGCAGTTCCTAGAGCACTGGTTGAACTTACTGATAGTGGTAAGATCTCTCTTGATCAGATCCCTGCTCTACGTCCGTTCCAAGTCTTTACTGTTGCCGATCAGGCAGAGAGACTTGCTATCGAAGGCGCACTTGCTGGTGATATTGCGATCCAACAGGATATCCAATCTTCCTTCATTCTAAACAATGACTTGGATAGTTTGTTCCTAGGATTTGCTCCTGATCCAACAATTCAATTTACTCTGAATGATATCTTCACTGGTAGTGTCTCTGGTGGTAGAATTCAAGCAACCGAATATAGAACTGGTGTTGTTTATCAAATCAATATCACTGATGGTGGTTCTGGATATACTCAACCACCAACCGTCAGTTTCTCTGGTGGATCTCCTGGTCTAGGTGCTGTTGCAGCAGCTGCGGAATGTACTATTGCTAATGGTGAGGTTGTTACCGTAACAATCATCGATTTCAATGGTTATAAGGGTGGTTTAGGATACACTTCTGCTCCTACCGTTACCTTCTCTGCTCCTGCTGGATCTGGTACTCAAGCAACAGGTAACTGCTTGATTGAGAGCAGACTATATGGTGACATTGTTAACAACATTGCTATTGAAGATACTGATACTATCGACAGCAGTGATGTACCTGCAGTAACGGTTAATATCAACCGTGTTGTTAACACATCTGCTGATAATAGCAATAACTGGGTATCTCTATCTTCTAACCAGATTGCTGCAACAGACATTACATCAGGTACTATCAACACAGACAGACTTGCAAACAGTGGCGCTGCAAACTCCTTCACCTTCTTGAGAGGTGACAGTTCATTCGCACTCGCAGTTCAGTCAATTAAGGGTTCTGAAACAAGATACTTCGCTCAACTTTATAGTTCTGCAAGTTCTGGTTCTTCTCAGTTGGTATTCACAACTAACTCTGATGTACTAGTTGGACATGATGTTCAACCTACTGTAGTTGGTATTCAAGCAAATACAAACATCACTGGTGTTACTACTGTTGGTGGTCTAACCACTATCTCACTCAACAATCCACTAACCAGCACAATTCCAACTGGAACGATCATTGAGTTTGAGCGTGGCGATTCTCCAATGATCTTTGAATCATCCTTCACTCAAGGTAACTTTGTTGATGATGTAATTGTATCTAATGGTGGTTCTGGATTTACAAATGGTCAATACTTTGATACTGCTCTAACTGGTGGATCTGGTACTGGACTAAAAGCAAATATTATTGTTGCTGGTAACGCAGTTACTGACATCACCGTTACTGATGGTGGTAGTGGTTACAGTGCAGACTTTACAATTACGGTTGCTCCTGGAGCAATTGGTGGTGGTTCTGGTCTCGTCTTAGAAGCAAAAGTATCTACTGTTAACAGACAGTACGCAAACGTTTCTCTTGACGTTCAGAGAGCATCTGACCTAACCATCTCCGCTGATGACTACGGTACGATTGGTGTTGCTAGATATAAGAAATCTCAGTTCAACATTGGTCAAGAGGGCAATGGTTCTATCGAACTCAAGACTGGTGCAGATAGTGGACTTGACGCTGACCTACTCGACGGTGTACAAGGTGCATTCTATCTGAACTCAGGTAATCAAAATGCTGGTACTCTACCACCAGATCGTCTTGCTGGTAGTTATAACATCAATATCGTTGGTTCTTCTACCAACACCTTGAGATTGATCACTGGTACTAACAACCCAGTTTCTTCTCCAACACCAAATAACTTCGTTGATGGTATTGTCTCCAACACCATTAACAACCAAGCAGATGGTCTGTTTGATGGTGGCACACGTCACTTAGTAATGACCCTAAGAAATGGTGGTGTTGACTTTGACGCTACTTATGGTGGTGCAAGACAACTTGCATTCACAGACAATGACAACATGTGGCTCCGTGGTTCTGGTACTGCGGTTACTACTTGGGGTACTTGGCAGAAGGTCTGGACATCACTTAACGATGGTGAATTCTCTGGTCTAGACGCTGACAGATTGGATGGCAATCAAGGTGGTTGGTATCAAAATGCTCTCAATATGAGATATGGTACTCTCTCTGAGAGAAGACTACCAAGATTTATTGAGGGTACTGGTTTTAGAGATAGTCTATCAGTCAAATCATACAATGGAGATCTAGTTCTAACAGTCTACATCTCTGGTGCTATTCTAAACACCACACCATTTACTCCAAGTAGCACTGTTAAATTCTACGATGATCAGTCTCAGGCTGCTGGTGACTTTGTTCTAAACAATATCATCATTAACGATGATACTAGTGACAACACAGAAGATTTTACTATCCTGGTTGGTCGTCTAATTTCTGGTAACTTGACTACAGTTGCTGGTGCAGTTCAGATTGGTACTGCAAGCAACAGAGTTAACTTCGATTCCTTTAGTCTAGAGGATAGCAATACTAGTACAATTGCAGAACTTGAGAGTGATAGCGGAACCGCAAAACTAAATCTAGGTAGAAAAGATGGTGTTGCATCTTCTCCTGGTATTTTCTTCAACAGTTCTGTATTGGCAGCAAACTTCAACGTTGCAATGGTTGCAACAGGTGGTACTGGAACTGACGGTTCTGGTGCTCTGAACGTACAGGTTGCTAACGCTGATGCGATGACAATTCTAGGTCAGAAGATCTGGAACGAAGGTAACGTACAGTTTAACTCCGCTAACATTGCATCCACTGCTGTTATTCGTGATGCATCTGGCAACTTCTCTGCTTCTACGATTACAGCATCTCTAACTGGTGCTGCATCACTCAACGTACTCAAGGCTGGCGACAGCATGACTGGTACGCTGAACATCACTGGTGCTGGTTCTAACTTGAATGTCTCTGGTAATGCTGCTGTTACTGGAACAACAACTTTAACTAATGATCTTGCAGTTGATAGCGATACATTGTTTGTCGATGTATCTGCCGATAAGGTTGGTATTAACGCAGGCACTGAACCTGATTATCAACTAGAACTTCGTGGTGATGATGGTCTTGCTATCTATTCAATTACAAACCAAGGCAACTCATCTCTTGGTGTTGATGAGGCAAATGGTGGTGCAAGACTAACATTTAGCGATAACTCTGGTTTCTCACAGAAAGGTTACCTAGTTTACAAGCACGCTGATGGATCTGTACCTGGCACCAGCTTTAGTAACTACTTCTTGATGAATAGCACTGAACCTAACATAATGTTTAAGGTTGGTACTACATCATCCCCTGGTACATTGAGTGTCACCAATAGAGTTGGTATTCAAACAGACACGCCTGGATATCCTCTCGATGTTGCAGGTGATGCAAGAGTTAGGGGTCATCTTTATCTTGATACTGGAAATGATAACTCTGGTGCTCAAATCCAATTCCTTGGTTCTTCTACTAGAAGAAACTTCAGAATTGCTAACCAAGAAGGTCACGATCGTTGCTTTGAAATTACAAGAAGCACAACAAATGGTGGTAATTCTTGGGATAGCACTCCTGCTCTACTCATCCGCGATGACCAGAGAGTTGCAATTGCAACTAACCAGTTCGGTGGTAATGATCCAGAAGACAATACCGCAAGAACTTACACTCTGAACATCAATGGTGATGTCAACTTTAACGGTACTCTATTCCAGAACAACGGTGAGTTCGTCACATCCAGATGGACTGAAGCAAGCAACCAACTTGATATCTACAGACTATCTAAGGTTGGTATTGCACAGCAAAACCCATCCTACACCTTACAGGTTGGTACATATGGTTCTGAGAATGGTTCCTTCAAGGTTGCTGGTAACTCTGAACTAGATGGAACTCTATATGTTGGTACATCTTCTACCAACAGAGTATACATCAACGGAGCAAGTCTTGATATCCAAGGCAATTCTAAATCTGGTGGACAAGTTACCAATACATTGAAAGTCAATGGTGAGAAGCAGTACATCGATAGATACGGCGTATTTAAGAGAAACAGAGCTACAGTAACTGAGAGTGTAACTGTTGCATCTTCTGACCGTTGTATGTCTGCTGGTCCAATTGAAATTAACAATGGCGTCACCGTTACCATTTCTAACGGTGGAGCATGGACGGTAGTCTAATAAATAAGAAGTATACCAAGACTTGATAAGATGAGTAAAATCATTGTAAGAAAACTGGAAAGTCCTACAGGGAACTTGGAATTAGTTGGTGGTCTCACTATTAATGATACCACTAGCATTTCATATCCTGGTAGAATTGTCCAGATGAAGCATAAACTATATCATACCAGAACTTCATGGACTAACACAAGTAGTGATAGTGGCAGCGCACATACTAATGTGCCTGGAATGAATATGGATTTCCAATGTAAGTTTTCAAATTCATTGGTAATTCTTGAAGCACGTATTATGGGTGATGTTCACCACAATACGATTTTTAGATATACAGTCAATGGTAGTGCAATTACCACTGCTGCATACGATTCTTACAATGATGATGAAGGTGCAAACCGCTGGTCTGGTTTGACTTGTGCTGCATATGATGGAGCAGATAATAATTCATCTACTCCTGGTGAAACATATGTAATGGTATACTATAAACCAGGAAATACTAGCAATAACACATACAGAATTGTTGCTAGAAATGGAAACACTGGTCAGAATGGTAACTACATCAATAGATGTGGATCTAGTAATGGTCAAAATAGTTATGAATGCGGTGTCTCTAGCATCATTATGTACGAAGTAGAGGAATAATGGAAATTATCGTAGATACAATTCAGTCAGATAATGGGACACTGCAGATTGCAGATGGAACTCAGCTAGACTTCGGTAATGATGGTAGTCTGATCCTGCCTGGTTCTGTTGTTAACTTTGCATATGTAGAGTATGACGGTAGAACAGGAACCTCATGTCCTAACAATAATTTCATTGTCATCCCACAGATGGAGATCGAAATTCAGAGAAAGGTTGCAGGATCTTCTTTTCATGTGGTATTCATGATTAATGGAGAATGTACTTCACATGACCATGGTCTTACCATTCATAGAAGAGTTAATGGTGGTGGATGGTCTTTGATTGGTTATAATACAGATGTTGGAACTCAAAGATGGAGTGGTGTAAATCATGGTTGGTATGACCGTGATAACAATAGTACGCCATATAACATGAGTGGTGTTTGGTATGACAGCTCACCAAGTAACTCCACTTTCCCAGTAGGTTCTACAATTAGTTATACGGTTGGTACTAGATCATCCAATAGTGGTAATAGAACATTCTGGATTAACAGAACCGATTCACGTATCGGACAAAATGCTTACGAAAATATGGTATCAACAGGATATGTAATGGAGATCGCACCATGAGCACTTTAAGAGTAATGAAAATTACCCCAAGAACGGGTAATCAAATCAACTTGGCATCTGGCACTGCATTGGGTCTTTCCACTAGTGCTTTTGGCGGTATTAAAGGATCCCCAGTTCAAATGCAAGTAGCAAGAACTGACACTAGAACTACAATTTCTGCTCCTAACAATGGACAGAATGAAATCACCCAGACTGCTATTTCTATCACACCCAAGTTTGACGGTTCTTTGATTGTATTGAAATGGATGTGTACTGGAGAGGTTCACCAAGACGTTGGATTTAGAATTTATAAGAATGGTACTCTGTGGAAGAGTACCACTCAAACAACATCTAGATGGGGTGTCTATGTAAACGGTTGGTATGATAGAAACCAATCTTCTACAATGTCAAATTGGTATATTAATGCATTTGATACGGAGACAGAAGCAGGTGTGGAAAACACGTATTCTCTTTCCGTGGGAACCACCAATAATTCGGGTTATACCTTCTACCTAAATAGATGCGTATCTAATGGTGGCGGTAACAACAGTTATGAAAACGGTTGTACTGTCATGACAGCAATGGAAATTACTCGCTAATAAATAGAAACAATAAAGGAGTTATTGATCAATGGCACTAGTAATGCACTATGACTGGTCACATGCTTTGCAGGTGTTGCATCCTGGCAAAATGTGGCAGGTAGAAATGGATAAGGATGACAAGCAAATCCTACATTGGGATGATCCTTCTCCACGTCCCAATGAAGCAGATCTTGAAGCTTGGTGCATCCAAAAATCTCAGGAAGAACCAATGCGTCTTCTTAGAAGAGAGCGCGACAAAGAACTTGATATGTGCAACTGGCGTGTAATCAAGGCAATGGGTACTGGTGAAGAACTTCCACAAGATTGGAAGGATTACATGCAGGCACTGAGAGATCTGCCAGGTCAAACTAACTGGGCAGATATCAGGTTCCGCGACGACGACTATAAGAGAATTGATAGAGCATCTGTAAACTGGCCAACTCCTCCAGCAGATCATCACTATCCAATTACACTTAAAGAAGTTTATCAACCATCCGAACTCTTCGAGTTCTGATATAATTACATCATACTACATCATTCAAAACTATGGATCCCGCAACCCTGAAGGCAAACTTTGAGGAGCAAATCGCTAATACTGATAAGCAAATCAAAGAACTAGAGGAAAACCTCACAAAAGCAAAAGAATACAAGATCAAACTAACTGGTGGTCTAGAAACACTGGGACTACTGGAAGGAGAAGGAGCAGCACCTGAGGGTGAACCTACTCCACCAACTGAATAAATACTAAATCCCTTCTTCCTAAATAGGTATGAAGGGATTTTTTGTGTGTAATGGCATCTCCAAATTCAAGAGCTGAACTCATCACATATTGTAAGAGGCAACTTGGAGAACCTGTCTTGCAAGTAAATATTGATGACGAGCAGGTCAATAACGTTATCGACGACACGTTTCAGTTCTTCCAAGAGAACTGTTATAACGGCATGGAGAGATGCTATCTATTCCACGAAATCACTGCTGATGATAAGACAAGGTTTGCTGCTAGTGTAACAACTACAACTGGCACAACTGATTGGAAAGAAACAACAAATTATATTCCAATTCCATCTCACGTTACTGGTATTAGTAAAGTGTTTGGTCTTGTCAGCAACTCAATCCGTTCAAATCTTTTTGGCGTTGAGTATCAAATGTTCCTGAATGATCTATATGCATTCGGGTCACTTGATATCCTCAACTATTATATGACTAAGCAATATCTAGAAACTCTAGATATGGTTCTGAACAATGGTTCATTCCAGCAGTTCAGATTTACAGCGCGTCGCGATCGTCTCTACATGGATCTTGACAAAGACTTCCTCAAGAATGGATCTAACATCCTGATTGAGTGTCATCGTATGCTTGATCCTACAGATGCTACAGAGATGAACAATGATCCTTTTGTCAAAAAATATGCTACTGCTCTTATGAAAAAGCAGTGGGGTCAGAACTTGATTAAGTATAACAACGTTCAGTTACCTGGCGGTGTTACTCTCAACGGTAGAGAGATCTACACAGACGCACTAGCAGAAATTGAGAAAATCGAAAGCGAAGTTCTCAGCAAGTATGCAATCCCACCAATGGATATGATCGGATAAAATGCCTACCAGTCCTTACTTTCCAAC